GCCGCTGATGTATTACTAGATCCATTAACTTATTTAACCCTTGGAACAGGTGCTGCTGCTAAATCGGCGGCAAGTGTGTTTGCAAGGACAGTGCTATCGGAAACTATGCAGAAAACAGCCAGTAAAGCAGGAGATAAATTCCTTCAAAATCTGGGGACAAAACAAGCTGCTAAATGGGCAGGTGATATCTACTCCAGAGCGTTAAAAGATGCCACCGTTCTGTCCAGACAGGAACTGTTAGACAAATACAAAGGAAAGTTAGGGCAGGAAGTAGCAGAAAACATATTAGACAAGACTCTAAAAGAAGATTTAGGGCAAATGGCAGGAAGGCATGTCAGAATGCCTTTAAAAGATTTATCTGGCAAAGTAATAGATAAAACGGGTGGAGGACTTGCAGAAAGAAGCAGGGAAGGACTGTTAAAACTAAGAGAAGAAGCAACCGACCCTTTTGGTAGAGGTGCGGCAAGGATGATGGGTAAAACCGTGTTTGAATACGGCAATCGTCCTTTAGCAAAGTTCTGGAATGAGATGGGAGAGAAGATAGGAAGGAGTCCTGCTGGAGAAAAACTATCCAACGCCTGGTGGACGGTAATGAACACTGGAGTAGTAGGAAGCATTAGAAAGGCTTTCGGTTTCGGCGGTTCACCCTACCAAAATATGCTAAGGCTAAAGAACCGTGAGTTAGACAGCGGTTACCACAAGATAGTATCAGACCAGACTATGCGGATACAAAAACTGTTCGCAGGATTAGACGAAGGAGATAAAGACCTCCTGCGTAGTTCAATAAGTGAAGCCTATGAAATAGTTGGGGAAACGTTAGAAGCAGGGGGAAGAACTATAGATTACGACCTTTCTATTACTGCCAGAAATATAATAAACGACAAAGCTAAAGACCCGAACCAAAGAGACAGGATATTAGAAGCCTATGACAAACTAAAGGCTACCAGTGAAGACTGGAGAAACATAGAGAACCAGATATATAAAGAAGGAAACATAGAAAGAGCGGTTAATTTGGAGATTAACTATTTACCAACTTTTAGAAAAACGGCATCCGTTACAGGCGAACCTAGACGTGGAAAACAAATAGGCACTTCTAAACCTATCTTTACTAAAGAAAAAGTATTAAGTCCGGAAGCAACCTACCAAGCCAATAAGGCTTATTTAAGAGCAGTTTGGGGTCCGGATTATATTAGGCAAGGAAAAGAAAGCGCAATAAAAAACAAAGAAATAGGCGCCCATTATACGGATGATCAATATTTAGATTATGTGTTAAAAAATAAAAACCAAGCTAACATAAGTCTTGATCTTGAAGAAGCCTATGCCTACAGGGCAATGCTTCACGCAAGAGCAGTCACAAGGTCAAACATGATTAACCAGTTTAAAGAGTTTGGCATCCCTATAAGTGATATATCCGGCAGAATACCAGGCAAACGCAACGAACAAGAGGTAAAAAATTTAGAAAGTTTTCTGCACACGACAGGAGCGCCAAGTAAGGGGTTGTCTTTTTCCAGGGACCCTTCTTTGCAGGGTTACTTATTTGATGATGACTTGGCAGAGATAATAAACAGAACCCATGACGCTGCCAATACTGACGAAGGGTTAAAGGGAATGCGTGATTTCTGGTCATGGTTTACCAGCGTGTGGAAGGGGTGGGCGACAATGACTCCACGATTCCATATGAGGAATGCAGTATCCAACCACATGCAGGGGTTTTTAAAACACGGATGGGACTGGATGAACCCTGCAAGCCAGGTAAAAGCACTTGTGGGAACTTCTTATGGTCTTAACCGTAATAAGTACTATGAATTCCTTAAAGGTAACATGGATTTAACACCAACACAGGCAAAGATGATGCTGGAAACAACGGTTGGCGGTTTAACTATTCGGGAGTTAGCAGAGATAGCGCTAGAGAAAGATGTTATATCCCAGCGTACTATGGGTTTCGATGTAGAAGAAACAATAGGCGAGTTACTCGGCAGGGATACGTTAGAGAAGTCTTTAAAAAAACCTGAAACCTATAACCCTGCTTCGAGGGACTTCTTAGGGTTCAGGCTTTCAAGGGGAGCAGGAAATATAATTGAAAACCATGCACGGTTTATGTCATTTATAAAAGACTTTGAAAGGGCTGGTGGGGTAAGTACCCCAGGAGCGTTAGAGTATGCTTCCAACGAAGCCAAGAAGTGGTTCCTTGACTATGGCGACCTAACACAATTTGAGCAAAAAGTAATGAAGAATGTAATACCGTTTTATACCTGGTTAAGAAAGAACATAGCGAACCAGTTATCAGGACTCGTGTTATACAGGGACATGTACAGCATACTACCCAAGACTATTGGCGTGTTTGCGAAAGATGAAGACTTTGATTATGAATTAATGCCTGACTGGATGCAGGACGAAGGGTTCTTCCCGATATCAACAGAGAAAGAAGGAAGAAGAATGCTGTTACAACCTGAAATGGCGGTAATGGACCTTAATATGCTACCGATTACTTTTGACCGTGAAACCATGTTGCCTAAAATGGATTTAAAGGACACCTCAAGAACTATTACAAGTTCCGCCCACCCGATAATTAAAACTATAGCTGAAGTAGTCACCGGCAGGGACTTCTTTAGGGATAAAAATATTAAGGGCGGAAGATATTCCATGATAGAAATAGGTGGGGATGAACCACAACAAAGAGGAAGAACCTTTACTATGGAGATAGCACCCACAATATTGCAGTTCTTTGCTAAATCTCCCAAGGTGCTGAACTTTCTTGACGGCTTTATGAGAATGAGTGGTTTTAGTGAAGGCATAGGTGTTGATGTAGCAAGGGATGATAACAGGGTAGTAATGGATGCAAGGGCGCAAAGAATATTAGACAACAACCTGCCTGGATTAAGAACACTGGCTGAAGTAATAGAGAGCATCGAAGAAGGGGTAAAGGTAGTAGACCCTGAATTTGAAGATGCTATAGAAAGGGTGTCCGGCAAGGTGGATTATTACGAAGGCATGAATGAGCTGTTCCGTACTATAGCTTTTTACTTTGGGGTGCGGTTAAAAGAATACGAACAGGAAGTACAGGCAGACAGAAGAAGGGAAGACATCTATCGGGAATCCGAGAAGCTACTGCAAACACAAAGAAGATATTTGCCTGGATACCAGAACAGAAGTGAAGATTACTGGAAAAGAAGAGGCGGAATTACGACTCGACAGGTAGGTTCATGAGCGACTCTTTCAGAAGAGTAATAGCAGCAAGAAATTACCACGATACTATTGACACCCAAAGTGAGGTGTTTAACCTTCCGCCGGCTTACAAGGAAGGACTGCAACCTATTTGGCAGGACAGTTATCAGGTAAAGATAACCGCCGGCATGGCTAATATTGGCGGAGTAAGTACGGAACTACCAGTAGACTACTATTTATCAGGTAACGATTGGGTAGAAACAAGTCCTGACACGGGTAAGCATTATTATATTTATATGGACAGAATGGGAATTTTTCATGTAGACGCAAGAGTGCCGGTGTATAACGACAGATACTTTTCTTATTATCATCCCGACAACGAGGACTGGAGAAGAATAGGAGTACTGTTTCTTTCTGGTGAAGGAGCAAGCGAAGACAGTTCGGGAGCTATTATATCTGACAACGAAAAGATCATTTTTTGCGGTGACGGAGAAAAACAAGCACCATCAGTAGTGGTGGGAACTTCTACTTATGTAGAGAAAGCCGACTACTACTGTGACGGAGTGGAAGACGAGGTGGAGTTAAACGCTGCTCTCAGGTATGTTTCAGAAGCGTTTAGTGGCGGTATAGTTACCTTGACCAGTGGGACAATAAAAATAGAAAACACATCCGTATTTTTGCGTAACGGCTGTATTATAGAAGGAGCATACACAGGCTCGGTGATAGATGTGGATCACGTTTACCACGGTATAACGACATTACACGATCCTGACGGAACGTATTTTGGTGACCAGATACAGCTAAAAAACTTTAAAATAACAAGGGCTGACACCAATAATAAAAACGCCATACTTTTAGAGTTTGCGTCTGAAATACTGGTAGAAAACATTATTATCGACGACTGGACCAGGTATGGACTGGAAGTAAACAACTGCGAAAACGCCATAATAAGAAACGTTATAGCAAAGAACGGAACCGACAGGGGGATATACCTTAATAACACGCAGGGTATAATAGAAGACTGTGTAGTACACACTTTAACTTCTGCTACCGGATGTATCGGAATTTTAGCAGAAACCCCCGATGAGTCTACCAGGGGAGTATCGGTAGTAAATTGCGAGGTGTACAACTTATCTACCAGTTCATCTGATGGAGTGGACTTAGTAGGAATTAGCATCATCGGAGACGAAGGCACTTCAGAACCTACGGTAATACAGGGTAATCAGGTACATGACATTACTACGCAAAACGTTAACGCTGAAGCGTTAGGTATAACCAACACTGGAGGAAAAAGAAAAAACATACAGGGAAACACTATTTACAACTTAAAAGGGTGGAACAAAGCTGATGCTGGCGGTGCAGCAATACGTTTAGCAACTTCTGGAAGTGACCATCCTGACGACTGTGCGGTGTTGACTAATGTTATAGATAACTGCAATTCAGGCATAGTGATAGCCGATTCAAACGTAGACAGAACCTTCCTGTCAGGGAATAAAGTATCTGACTGTGGACAGTTGGTACAACTAGGAGGCTGTGAGTCCACAACTAGACCTTCTATAGACGGAACCGCAGCTACGTCTAATCTTAAAGGTACTTCTGCAAGGTCCAGTGAACAGAAATATTCTGGTAGCTATAGCCATAAAATGATAAGCAACGGTAGTGGAACAGTGTATATGTATCTTCACGACAACGCCGCTGCTACAGACGATTTACATGCCATAGTTTCAGGAGTTGAGTATACCATAACAGCTTATTGTTACATTCCTGCCGGAGTAGGTATAACCGGAACAAACTTTGGAATAACATTTCAGGACTATCAAGGCAGTTGGGGATGGACAAGCGGAGGTGCTGCTAACACTTACGGTAGTTGGCAAAGAATAACAGTCACACGAACTGTCAGGACGGCAGCTACGGCGGTAAATATATACTTTGCGTGGACAGCTTCAGGTGCGGATGAATATTTATATGTAGACGAAGTCAGAATGTACCCAACAGGGTATCAAAACAGCAATAACAACTGTCTAGCTGACAGTGGAACGGGGACATTATATTAATGAATTCATGGGATAAAACAATACAGTTAATAGAAAATAAATATTATCAGGGACAGGTGGAGATGTTAAAATCCACCTCACGATCAAGCAGTTACGATATAACAGACTCTTCAATTTCACAAACAGCCGGAGGGGAAACTGCCGATTTTACTTCTTTGGCAGGAACGGACGTTCTGTGTTTAATTGTATTGATAAACTGTATGCTAACGGGATCTGCCACATGGGGAATACTCAAATATAGAGAAGTTGGCGACACGGGGAATAATGACGGCGATGAACAAATCGGATTTCGTCAGGCAGCGTATGGCGGAAGCGGTTCAGGTACGAGGCTGTCACAGATGCACATATTACCTGCTAGAGGTACTGACCCTGGAAAATTTGAGTATTGGACCACAGCCGGACAAACTGTCGATGACGGATTATGGATGATGTATTATGGAAGAATTATGCGATGAGGTACATTAGAAAAGTGGTGTTTATTCGTGACAGGGTAGCTAAATGGTTTCCTGCTCCAGATATAATCAACCAAGATGGAACCACAAGCAAAGTAGAGGAACCAGACGGAAAGGAATATTTTTGGTCAGATGACAAAATATTTACGGATATGTCGAGTTTAAAAGACATACACGGAAACCGTCAATGGAAAATTACAGATGGAAAAGCCAAACAAGAAACGGACAAGTTAACTAACGAGCAAAAAGAAAACGAAACCAGAAGACGGTTTGAAATAGAATATCCTTTATATGTAAGGACAGAAATTACTGAAGACGCAGAAGAAGCAAAGCTGGATGGAGCATCAAATTCTGACGCTGCAATAGTCAGGTTCAAGGCTATGATGCAAAAAAGAAAAGAAATTAAAGCTGAAGTCGATAACCTCTAATGGAATCAGTAACTAACATCGCATCACAAATGGCTGTAGGTCTTAGTCCAACTTTAATTATGAACGCTATCGGGTTGATACTGTTGTACAGCTTATTCCAGACCCTGACAGCGGTAATTAGGCGGTATATCCTCTACTTCTCTATCCGAAGCAGTAGCCTTGGTTACCAGAGCAGGATCATAGTTGATGATATTGAATACCGACTTGTAAGAATAGACAAGAAGTCAGTACATTTATCTGATACCACAGTAGACCTGTTCGTGCCTCTTGAGGCTTGGCAGGTAATGATTAAAAAAATACCCAAGACGTAAGGAGCGCGCATGATTGGACAGCGGTCAACTTCTCTTTCAGAAAGAAAAGAAATATATAACTACGGTTGCTATTTTATGAGCCTAACCATGATGGCATGGGAACACGGTCAGGTAGGAAGCACTATATCTCCAGGTAGAATAATAACAGGTTACGATGCTTTAATTAAATCGGGAGCAATGAGAAAAGACTGTTACATTGAATCAGCACAGGCAATAGTAGATTATTGGGGTGGTAAACTAAAATTTTTAGGTAAATTTGCTGCCGATTACGAGTTAGCAGACGATGAAGTAGCGGTAGAGTTATGGAAACTAAAAAGACCTGCTCCTAAAGAATGGTGGTACCACTTCGTGTACGGAACATACGATCCCTGGGTAAAGTCTAGAACCAGGGCATTTGGTGAGTTAGACAGTTACCGAGTGTTTAAACAACTGATCCCATTACAAAAATAAAAAACCCTGCCGGATTAGGGTAAAGTTATTGTATCACCAATAAAAAAGGAGTAAATGAAAAGTCTCTCCGGCAGGGAAGAGTTTTGGATTTTGGAGGAAATCCACAAGGATGGTACATGTTTAATGATAAAAGGTCAATTATGTTTATGGTTATTTTGTCCATTGTTATGGCTATTGGCGGATTCTTTATGGGCAGCAGAACTGGAAGAGGGGACATCGGCGAACTCAGAGACACGAACCGAGAGCTTCAGCGAAGCCTGGAACAGTCTCAAAGCGCAGTTAAAAAAATTGAAACTAAACTTGATGCGAGCCGAGAAGAACTTGGCAACCTCCAAAACTCTCTTAACGGAGTCGAAAGCGCATTCGACCAGCTTGGAGTTGCTCTTAGTGGAGGCATCGACGACTTCTACACGATTGAACGATCAATTGAACTTATCGAACACTATCTTAAAAGAGCAGGAATCCTCAATAAATAAGTTACAAAATGAACTTGTAATTTGGGGAGCAATTGGTATAGTAATTGGTGCTACTGTGGGAATTCTTTTAGAATGACGGAGGTGTTTTATGGAAACAGCAGTAATAATCTTAGGAACGTTAGTCTTTATAGCTCTATTATGTTCAATAATTTCATTATTTTATAACACCAGGTTTGACAAGAAATTTAAAAAGAAATAAGGTGGGCATAACTTTGGAGGAAGTCAATCATGCCACGCAAGACAATAGCGAAACGTAAAGTCCCTTTTACCATAGTAGAAGATCATGTATTAACTGATGAATCGATAACGGGTTCAAGTAAGTTAGTGTATGTCATGCTATGCCAACATGCTGACAAAGACGGTAAATGTTATCCGTCTTTAGCCAGATTAGCCAAATTGTGTAGCCTTTCAAGACCCACGATAATAAAAGCTATCAGGTCTTTAGAAGGACATGAAAAGTTATTTGTAGACAAGACCACCGGCAAAAGTAACATCTACTGGATCGGTGACCAGTCAAATACAGACACTGGTACCAGTAAAAATAAAGCACACGAACTAGATTCAGATAACTATATATTTAGTAGTAAGGAATTTACTGATTTATGGAGAAAGTATGCTGGTCTTTCTTATCGTATTTTACCATTAGAATATAAACTAGCGAAAAAGGATATTCAGGAAATCGGTGGTATTGATCAACTGAAGAAGGTCATAGCAAGAGCATTCAAACGAGATATCTTTCCTTTCAATAAAAACGAACCAATTACCTATAAAATAGTACATAGTCATTTATCATCACTTCTTAACGGTGCTGAACCGAAAGAGAAAAAGGAGCCGAGTTGTCCTGCTTGTGGAAGCAAAGGTTACGCCAGTTTAGGCGGTGGTAGATATGAATGCAATAAATGCGAAACTGTGTGGAAGGAGTAAACATGCCTACATTTGAACAATTAGTAAGGGAAAGTGACAAAAGAAAAGAACGATTATGTCACCATATAACAGATGAAAGCAACAGGTGTCAGAACAAAGTAAGGAACGGCAACATCTATTGTAAAGAACACAAACATCTTTACCATCACGATGACGCAAGGGGACAATAGTTATTATGGGGGAATCCGAAATTTTAGCAGCTATGCTCTGCGACCCAGGTTGCATTGGAAGAGTAGTAGCATTAATAGAACCAAGGGATTTTGCGGAACCAGAAGACCGTAAATTATATCAAGCCATTTTAGCCGTAAGTAAAGACGGTTTACGACCAGATACTTCTTTATTGGTAAAGAAGGGCATACCTTTATCCAGAATTATGGAACTGGAAGGAGAGTTTGCTTCTTCGTCTAACATTGAACACTACTGTCAAATGCTAAAGAAAGAAAGAATTATGCGCCAATTAGGGTTGGCAATGGAGAAAGAGAAAGACCCTTTAGAGGTGTTCGATTTTTTGCAAACAGAAATGAGAAACCTAAAACCACCAAAAGAAGACACGTTTAAAGACCTGTTGGGACAGGCATTAGAACAGATGAAGACAGGTGGAACCAGAGGAATAGGTACAGGCATACCGCTATTAAACCGCTGTACAAATGGACTACAACAAGGTCACTTTATCGTGCTTGGTGCAAGACCGGCGGTTGGAAAGACTGCCCTCGCTGTAAATCTTGCATCACACATCAGAAAAGAACACAAGGTTAGTTTCTTTTCTTTGGAGATGCCGGCTTTGTCAATCGCACAAAGAATACTGTGCTTGGAATCCAATATACCTTTTTCACGACTTATCAGAGGTAAAGTAGACGCTGATGAAAAGAGAAGGTTGCAGGATGCTTTCAAAATTTTAAGCAATAGTGGAGTTTTCATCCATGCAGGAGACAGCAGGATGGCTACCATAAAAGAGCAAATACGCAGAGATGTGGAAGAGGGAGCAAAATTGGTGATCATTGATTACCTTAATTTGATCTCTGGCGTAAGCGGTAGACAACGCTGGGAGATGGTCGGCGAGATAACCAGAGAAATAAAACTCACAGCCATGGAGAGAAAGATACCCATTATCGGGTTGGCACAGCTGGGTAGGGTTGCTGAAAAAGAGAAGCCTACCCTGGCTGATTTGAGAGAGTCAGGGTCGATAGAACAGGACGCAGATCTAGTAGGTCTGCTCATCAGGGAGAGGGACTCAGAGGAAGCTATTCTTGATGTCGCTAAAAACAGGCATGGTGCGCCAAGAAAAATAAACTTGGCGTTCAATGCAGAGTTAATGGTATTTAGCCAGGAGGGAATATGACATCAGAGGATGCAAAGAAAATAGTAGCGAGCTTACAGGGTTTTCGTGACCGTTTAAACATCACCATGAGTGACTTGAACGGAGCCTTAGATGATTTTATTGATTCGATTATGGTAGCGGTAGGAGACATGGACAAAGCGTTTCCAGGGAAAAGAGGAACCGGTAAAGAATTATTTGAAAAGCCAAAAAAAGAGGTTACCGGTAAAGAAGTTAGCGATGTGTTTGATGAAAAAAGTGAAGAAGAATGGGACTTTTAGCTTGCTTTGTATGTATAGCAAATATATAATGAACCAATGCGAATAAAAAGCAAAACCGTTCTATTACGAATGGAACCTGATTTACATCAGGAACTGGATTTGGTTGCCGCTAAAAAGTATGGAGACAATCTCTCAATGGCAATTCGAGGGCTACTTAGGGAAGCCTTAAAAAACCCTGAACTACACGAACAAAGACGTTTTGGCAAGGAGTCAACATGAAACGAGGCGAAGTTATACAGGCACTAACCGATATAGTAGATCAAGTGAACCATGTAATAAAAGAACTACAGCAAAATGGTAATGGTCAGAAAACAGTAACGCCACCCACTGACACCAACACGCCCAAGTTAGGGTTGTCGTTTAACTGTAAAAGCTGCGGAAAAGAAGTTTGGAAACAGATGAGCAAGGCTGGAAAACCTTACTATACCAACTCGGCACAAGCAGGTGGCGGTGATGACAAAGAAAACTTTCATGGCTGTAAACAGGGGACGGTAGAGTAATGCCTTTAGGCTGGCTGGAACATGGGGGGAAGAAGTACAGCCTGGAAGAAGTAGAAAAGGGAGCATTAGCAGAGTACTATCCGAAAACCTATTTAAACCAAGTGCTGTCACAGCGTGAGTGGACTGGCACACCCTCAGTAACGCAACTACTCAACGGGACGAGGCAAGAATACCTCAAGATCATGACCGAGTGGGGTTACTCTCCAGACGATGCTGCGTGGTTAGTTTTGGGGATTGGAGCGCACAAGAACTTAGAGAATAGTGCGCCTGAAGAAGCAGATGCTGAATTAAGTTTACGCACTGACTATGTTACTGGTATTACCGATCTATTAGAGGAAAAGCCTGATGGAACCTGGAGAATTGTTGATTACAAGACATTAGGTTCTTACAAGGTGAAAATGCTCAAGAGCCAGAATGCGTGGTTTGACTATGGGATGCAGGTAAATATGTACCGTATTATGGCGCAAGAACAGTTTCCCAACCGTGACATAAACGAAATGAAACTCTTTGTTATTGTGCGTGATGGTGGTACGTTCTCGGCAAAGAAAAACGGAATAGAAGAAACTAATAAGTTTTTAGACGTTCCCTGGTATGACGATGACGAGGTGAAAACCTTCTTTAAAGAAAAGAGGGATGCGTTAGTTAACGCTGTCACCAACAAAGAACTTCCTATTAAATGTAATGATCGGGAAACGTGGAATGGACGAAGATGCAACGGCTATTGTCCGGTAGCTAATGCTTGCAAGGCAACATGGTAATTTGGGCAGCCTTAATAGGATATACCTTGTTAGGGCTGCTCATCTGGGTGGTAACACGAAAAGATAAATGAGCAGAGTCTGGAACTTAGCAGAAATAGAGAAAGTATTTAACCAGTGTGGACTTGACAACTTTTCAAGTTTTGCGGCTAAACTGTTTAAACTTGGTACAAACAAACGCACTACAGGTAAAAAGAGCCAAAATAACCACTTCCAAGGACACTTGCGCCAGTGGAGCCAATATCGAGGATTTGGTCGTAGCGAGGCAACTTGGGTGGTGATGATGGAAGCTACCCACCGAGGATACCCTACTCAAAAGATAAGATTAACTACAGGGGAGATAGTGGATTGTCCAATTGATCCCAAGACAGCAACTACAAGTCAGTTTGCTATACTGATAGATACTTTACATCAACTGGCACATCAGGATGAGGTAACCTTAATTGAAAGTTAAAAATGCACCGGTAAAAATACCCGACAGAGACGCAAAGATGCGTATTCTGGTAGAGAAATATGGACCTTGGTGTCCAATAGCATTAAGCAAAAGTAATGAACGTGAAAAGGTGACGGATTTACACCACCAACACCTTCACAATACGAAAACCAACAGGAAATTGTATCCTTTACTGCTACATAGCCTATGGAACCTCGTTCCAGTGAGCAACAGATATCATGTTGTGTTCGGCAGTTATTGTAGAGGCGGAGAACGATGGGGAGATATTGAATGCCAAAAAAGAGAGCGGTTCCTGGAACGCCACAAATGCTTCTCGAAAGCCTTGAACCGTCCGAGCGACTGTTTAGAATTGCGGAACCCCTTAAACAACCCGAAGGCACATTTGGTATTGAAAAGCGTGGAAAGGTTAAACCAATAAAAATGGTTATTATACCGATAGGTGTGCTTACGCAGATAGCTTTACAGTTAGAAGATATAGCGGCGGAAATAGAAAAATGAGTACGACTAGCGTTTCTTCAAGAAGAAGTACCGTAACTAGAAGAACCGATAAAATAAAAATGTTAGGCGACCTTATCTATGCTGACGTTCATGCAGGGACAGGATTTGTGCATGACAGACTAAAAGAGATAAGAGATCATTTTGACGAACTTATAATAGGAATGAATTACGAAATTAAGTATAACGCTACAGTGGAAAAGAAACGAACCAGAAGGAGAAGTGTGTTTGAAGGGACAGACGTAAGATGAAAAAACCTCTTTTGGAGACGATGCCGTCTAGCGCAAAATATAACGACGATGTCCGTACAGCATGGCATTCAATCTGGGTGCGCAACTCGGCAAGAAGCTACGCCGAGATTGAAAAAAGATTTTCTGTAAAGAACTGCGATTACAACCAATTACCCCACGGCAAGGGTCCAGCTATTATTTTAGGTTCTGGTCCGAGTTTAGATGACACCGTCCCCTACTTGAAAGACTGGAAGGGAGCGATACTATGTTCCACTTCACAATTATCTGTATGTGAAGCTAACGGTATCATACCTACTTATGTGGTGCTAATTGATGCCGACCCAACTATGATTTACTTAGCGAAAGAATACGGTGACTCAGACAAGACAACGTTACTTACCCACCCACAGATACCGAGGGAGTACCTGGAATGCTGGAAAGGAGATGTTTACTTTTTTAGGATGTATGATCCAGGAGACGATTTTTCTGTTGATATTATTCCTAAAATGTATTCGCAGTTAGGTGAAAACGATCAAGGTATCGGCAGTTATATAATGAACTCTGGTAATGTTGTGAATACAGCGATGGCTATTTGTCAAGGTTTAGAGTATAGCCAAGTTTACTTGGCAGGATACGACTTAGGCTACCCTGATGATAAGTACCGTTTTACTAATTATAAAAAAGAAGAAGGTAAATGGATAACTGTTTCTGATAATGGTATTCCTAAAGAAAGAACTACTGAAATGAGCCTGAACGGAGTAAAAACAGACCAACTTGGATTGTTTTATAAATTTTCAACTTTAATTCTAACTTCATTGTCCGGACTAAAAGTAATTAGCTTATCAAGAGGGATAATGGGGGAATTGCCTTACCTGCATCCGTCAAAACTAAACGAAGAACACCCCCTTCCCGACCCTGAAGAACAGTATAAAATAGGAAAGGAATATTTAAGAAAAAGGGAAATCTTTATTCAGCGCAGCCCTGCCGGAGTAGAAATGAGAAACGTTAGCGGTCAAAATAAAATCAAGTTAATACCGTTTTATCTTAGGTATCGTTTATATGACCAAGAATGGTACTGGAAATTACGGCTACCTATACACAATTGGAGAATACAAAGAGACATGAAAAGAAGAGAAAAGATAGTAGACAAGTCATGGGATATCTACTTTAAACCAGAAGAGAAAAACAGGATAGAGGCGTTTGCGGAAGCTAAAAAAATCCCTAACAAGACGGACTTTGTTAGAATGGCAGTAGATGAATACATGAAGGCTCACCTGGACGACTAATGTGGGAAAATAAATCAGTACTAATCACCGGCGGTACAGGTTATTTAGGCAGGGCGTTAATTGATTACCTGTCAGTCAAACACTGCAAAAGAATCATAGCCTATGCGAGAGACCCACACAAACACGAGGAATTAAAACGAGACTTCTTTCACGTTACGGCTTTGCGTGGTTTTATGGGTGACATTCGGGATAAAGAACGGTTAAACATGGCGATGAAGGGAGTGGATATATGTATCCACACGGCTGCTTTAAAGAGTATTGCTACTGCCGAGTATAACCCTTCTGAGGCTTACAGTATAAATGTAGCAGGAACGCATAACGTGTTAGCTGCCTGTCATAAAAATAAGGTAAGAATGACTTTCCTGAGTACGGATAAAGCGGTGAATCCCACTACCCATTACGGTAAGACCAAGGCATTGGCAGAGTCACTTACCTTGAATTACAACTACTATAGTACTCTGTTTAGTGCAGTGAGATATGGGAATGTAATGGGAAGTACAGGATCAGTATTACCCTTGTTCCAGGATCTAGCTAAAAAGAAAAGTCCGTTACCTATCACCGATCCTGAGATGACAAGGTTCTGGATGACCAAAAAACAGGCGGTTAAGATGGTAGAGTTGTCCTTAACCTATCCCCCTGGGTCGCTGGTAGTTGGACATTCACCCACGTTTAAGATTGTAGATTTAGCGGCTACCGTCCATCAACGACTGCCAAGACCGGTAATAGGAGTCAAACCTAACGAGAAGATCCACGAAATATTGATATCAAAAGAAGAGTTACCAAGAGCGCAAAGATACAAGGATCATTACTTAATAGAACCTGCTGTCTCTTATGATGACAGTATCGTCTACCACATCAAAGGAACGCCGGTTACCGAAGAGTACACCAGCGACAATAGAAAGGACAGACTGACAAGGAGCGAGATTCGTGAATATATCAATCCCCCAAATCAAGCATTCAGAGATAACAGATCAAGATATCAAAATGGTAAACAAGGTGTTGCACAGCAGTCATCTAACCCAGGGGAAGTTAGTCCACGAGTTTGAAGAGGCTTGCGCTGAATATCTGGGAAAAACGTATGCTGTTGCGGTTTCCAGTGGTACGGCTGCCTTGTATTGTGCCTACCGCACCTACGACGAGAGAACCTTTAAAAATAAACAGATACTGCAAATACCTGCTATAACATTTAAAGCCACACTAAGAGCGGCGCAGTTGACTAAGAATAACTACATGGTGGTTGACACGGAAGACAACGGCATTAACCGTAGCGCAAACGTCAAGGTAGACCTGGCTGGATACGTCCCTTCTTACAGAAGCATAATAGAGGACGCAAGCCACGCATTCGGCAGTAACAATGTAGGAAATTCTCTTATGACCTGCTTTAGTCTTCACGCCATCAAGAACCTGGGTGTAGGTGAGGGTGGTATAGTGGTTACCGATTCAAAAGAAATGTACGAAGGGCTGAAGTTAATGCGAGAGTTTGGCACAGAACAGAACCCTTCACTAAACTTTAGGATGTCGGAAATAAGTGCGGCTTTGGGATTATCAAGGTTAGATAGAGTCGAACACGAAATGTGGCTAAAAGAAAAGATTTTAAAACGTTACGAAGATGAAGGTATCCCTTTGTATAATTTTATATCGTCTATTACATATAATTACCACTTAGCTGTGTGTAAATTTGACGACCCTGTTAAGGCTGCATGGTTTCTAAGAAAGGAAGGGATAGGAACACAACGCCACTATGAACCGTTAGAAAGGGGACACCAAAATGCAGAGACGTATTGGGCAAGTACTTTAAGTATCCCGTTGTATCCGCAAATGACCAAAGAAGAACAAGACTATGTGATAAAAACCATACACGAGGCGACAGGAGACTAAGAATGAAGTGGATATTTGACGTTGGTTCAGGAGCAAGTTTGCCAGACTTTGAAGCGGTTATTGCTACCGTAGATGCTTTAGAACCAGTGCTGAAACACAAGAAAACAAACCCTGATTTAGAAATCATTATTAAGACACAACTGTTTAAAGACATACCCCCGAACAAACCTCTTGAACGTGATGTGTTCTTGTATTTGAAAAACTACGGTGAGTCGAAAGGATTCCAGGTGACAGCGAGCGTGTTTGATTTGGACAGTTTATCCTTTCTTTTGGTTCATGATCCCTGTTTCGTGAAGATAGCCTGTCGTCCTGATTTGTATTGGCTGGCTGGTGAAGTACCTCGGAAAATACCAATAGTAGTTTCTTATGATGTAAGAGATGAATTAGTAAACTGGGATAGGTTGCCACCCAAGTATAATTACCCTCTTGCCTGTGTGCCGACCTACCCTGCCAAGATAGAAGATTACAAATTCCCTGGTCATGTTTATGTGAGTGACCACACGGTTGGTCTGGAACTGTTTAAACAGGAAGCGCCTGTCGTTTGGGAGAAGCACTTCGTGTTAAAGAAGAATGATCCAACCAACCCTGACTCTATGGGTGGTTTTGCACTAGATCCAGAGGAGCTAAAACAGATATGATGTTAGCACCATTAGAACCCAAACACGCCACTCAAATAAATAACTGGCGGATTAAAGAAAGACACACCCTGCGTACCCCCTTTATGCGGTCAGATGCAGAACAATTAAAGTTTCAGGATGACCTGGCAAACTGTTCACGCCGCAGGTTCTTTGCTATTATAGAAGAAACAGGCGATGCTGGAACTCTGCATGGCTTAGTAGCCTGTGGTGGTTTTACTGGAATTATCTGGGAGAGTGGGATTGCTGAGATATCACTTATAAAAGACCCTCTTGTAGGCGGTATTGGCAGGGATTGCGTTAAAATGCTGTTAGACGAAGCGTTTTTAAATATGGGTTTACAAACAGTACATGGTGAGGTGTATTATTGCGGCAACGTTAGTTTTTGGGAGAAGATGATAAACGAACTTGAAGATGTTTATGAAACAGAATACCACACCCTTCAATGGCGCAAATACTGGCAAGGGAAGCTCTACAACAGTCTCTATTTCGCCTTCCACCTACCGTCTAAAAAGATGTTCACCCAAATATAACTGTGAAGCAAACGGCTGTGATAAGACAGCACGGTTCATGGTTACCGATTACAAGCTAAACCAGGACTCGTGGCACTGCATGTCGCATGTAAAGATATTGTTTCATAGTGCATGGAGAGCCTATAACCGCATAGAAAGTGCTAAAAAGAAAAGAAGAAGGGCAAAACAATAGGTTACCTTCTTTTCTTATACCACGCATCTCTTATTTTTTTTAGTCGCTCTTTGTCGGTTTGTGCTATTTCTTCTTTTACCGTAGGGAACAAACTTCCCATGTGCCGACCACATACCCAAAAGTCGCTGTTCTCGTCGCTTATTTTATAGGTAGCCTTCAGACCGCATTCGTGGTCATCTTCAAAGTATTCCAGGTCAGGTGAAAAGTAAGATTTAAAAACTGTTTCGAGGTTAAACTCACAGCGGAAGGGAGAAGACCCATTGATCTTCTCCCATTTGTAACTGCTCACTCAGCCTTGGGTCTCCCTACCTTGGGTCGGTTGTGAGTGATCTGTTCTATGGCTGCTTCGTCAAAAAAGATAAATTTCCCTATGCGAGTGCCTACTCCTAAACGGTTGGCACATTTTAACACGCCGTCAGGTGTCATGCCTAACTTCTTAGCTAACATCGGTGCGTTCATTTGAATCATCGGTTATGCTCCCTTGCCACGAAAGTGGTCGTAAATTTGTCGCCGAAAATAGAATGATATAACAGCCCGCCGTCGATTCTCTGAATAATAGTCGCCCTGTAGCTCCCCCCTGGCTCTCTTGGTGTTTTAATTCCATAATCGTAGTTACTGTTAACAACTTCTAATTCATGCAGTAACGGCAAGCTGCGAATCTTCTTTTTAATAAAATCGTTAGATTCAATATCTTTAATGTCGATTAATTCCATTTTTTTCTCCTTTGGTGGGTAGCCTTGTACTTCCCTTAGGTTGTTTTCTTCGTATTCTTCTCGTGTCATGTTAACTCCCCCTTATGTATTTTTGCTATTGCTTCCAGTATTGGGTAGACCTGTTGTGGGACTACCGCATTCCCTAATGCTCTAAGTCGGTCCACCCTTTTGGGAATCCCATGAGATACTCGACGAATGTCGGACATAGAGTTCCAGTCTGGCGAGTTTCCTTTACTGCGGTACTCAGACCCACTTGCTTCCCTAACCGTATTCTCCTTTGGATTGCAGGGTCTTCCATGCAATCCCTGTCCCGATTGTCCAATGCGTTGGGAGTCGGCCATAGCCTGGCCGGTTCTTCCCTGTTCGAGTCTGTCACCGCCGCGGCTAACCCCCAACCGTGAGTTCCGTTCAACATCGACGGTGTCGGTTGTTCGTAATACGCTTGTCTTTTTCTGGCTGTCGGAGTAGGCCACAACGAATATTCTTGCCCTTTGATGCCATGCCGAGACGGCGACAGCAGGAATATTGAATGTTTGGACTTCGTAACCTTCACTTTCCAAATTAGATATCGTGCGGTCGAGACCCAGGTTGGTGAAGTTACTAACATTCTCACCAAGCACCCAATTTGGTCTGACTTCCTGTATGATTCTAAACATTTCCGGCCAGAGGTCACGGTCATCAGCGAACGCCTTTCTTTTTCCTGCTCCGCTGTAAGGCTGACAGGGGAATCCCCCTGAAACAAGGTCAACTGATCCTCGGTATTTTCTTCCATTTAAGCTCCTTATGTCGGTACATCTTTCTACGGTTGGCCAGTGTTTTTCAAGCACTTTTAAACAATAGGGGTCATTTTCAACTTGTAATATAGTATCAAACCCTGCCCATTCGCTAGCCAGGTCGATTCCCCCTATCCCTGTAAATAGAGATATGTGATTCATAGCTCGTCGTCTATGGCAGGGATATCTATATCTGCTTCAGGATTGATAGGCTCACCACCGTATTTTTGTGCATGATCTTCATTCCTTTCCCTGATTTCTTCTATTCTTTCGTCGTGTTGCTGTTCCAGTTTAGACAGCACGAGGTCGTTGACTGCGTTGAGTTGTCGCATTAATTCATGGTATTCAGCCATGCCTGGCGTTAGTTCCTTACTCATTATCACCTTCCAGGTCGTAGTCCCAAGTGTCATGTTTGGTTTTTATCTCGTGATGAGAATCGTAATCTTGTGCTAGCAACTCTTCAGCTTCCTCTCTGTTGGATGCTTCAACGTAAACTGTAACTACCCTTGTCTCTGTACGTGTTGCATAAAATTTTCTTTTCTTCATTATTTCCCCCTAAACAGAGTAGGCAAGGGCATATTTGACTTTAGTCGTTACAGCCCTTGCCCTTCTGTTATTTATTTTTATTTGTAGTCACCTGACTCACTTTTACTTACTGCTTCGTCGAAGGCATATTCTCTAGCCTCTGCCAGAACTTCACTAAAGTCTATGAAGATTCTATCGTCTACGTCATGGTAGACTGCTGACAAGTCAAGTTCTAGCCATGCACTAGATCCCCTCTCCCTGCACAGTTCTTCGAACTTTTTGGTGAGAAGTTCCCAATAATCTTTTTGCATGGCATCCAGTTCTTCGTCTGTCACATCTTCCCAATAAATGTAATTACCTGCCTTCCCAAATTCACTGCCACTAATTGATGTTGTCGTCACGATTTCCCCCTGGTTAATACTCTCATTTAATTACTATTCTGGTCAATAGTTAAATTTAATTTGTGCTATAATAAGCAATTGTTTAGATAAAGAATTCATAGCTAATAATCCGTAGTTCGTCGCACGTCGATTGTGCTTAGTCTGTCGATTATATATGGCAGCTTCCTGGAATAGGGTAATAAAAAACCCCTAGTTTTCACTAGGGGTTGGTAGAAACTAATTATTTATACAACTTTAACTAAGATTTTATAAGCAGTATTTATTCTTTTACCATGATCGTCATGATCTTCTATAACATCTATCTCAAAAATTCTATCATCGCTGTCCATCAAGTCCACCGCCTTCTCTCCTGCGTACTGTCCTTCATATGCTAGATATATTACTACTGTCACTTCATCAGTGCTAGCGTCATAGTAGCTATCAGTTATTAGTATTTCACCTTTTAAATTCAGTGAGTCGGCTATCTCCCATCGTTGGTCGCTATTCATTTTAGTATCCCCTTATGTATTCCACTACCCTACCGCAGTAGGGTTTCGACCTTCTGGTCTCATCAGGTGAAACTAGCTTATGATTTTAAGAATCTTCTGGTTATTTTCCCAAACGTCTTTTATCAGTGGTTCAAAGTGATCGCCATCTGCACAGCTCAAAGAAACCTCGTTATTCCAATCGTCCAAAATTTCGTTGTATTTATCTAATTTGATCCATAATAGTAAATCTTGCATTCGTCCTCGACTTTCCATTCTTTTTCCATCTTCTATAGTAGCATCATCTACGATAGTAACAGTCCCCTTTAGTCCTTTGAGTTTTAGGGGAGTCCAACGGTCAAAATAGGCGACAACGTCATCTATGAATTTTACTCTATCGCCCTCTTTTAATTTCATGTCCCATAGTGTAGTTATCGTTTCGGATTGAGTTAAAATATCTACTATTGCCGATGAAACTTTACCTTCATCATCGTCATTACCATAGGGTTCTAATACAATGCAGTTCTTCCATTCATCTAAAATGGGATATTTTTTATCAAGTTTTATCCATATAAGAGGAAGGTCGTCGTTTTGGTATTCTATGCTAGATATAGCACCAGATAAATTTTCAACGTTAAGCTCAGTCCTATCTATCATTAAATTTAATGGTGATAAAAACGTAACTTTTTTATTTACTAGGTCATTCTTGTTTTCGGTTGCCAATTTTGCTATCCACTTTGGTATTAAATTACCTGCGGTAGTCCATCCATCGTGTAGCAAATCTGAGAGAATGGACTTTTTATATTTATCGTCTGCTATTCTCCAACACAAAGAATAACCAAAGGAATAAATCCCTTCTTCGTCTGGTTCTATTCCTTCGTACCCTTCTATAAATTCCATGTCCTCTTTTCTAAAAGTAGCATCTGGTTTATCAAGAAAAATCTTTTTTTCGTCGGCAATCCATTTATCACGAACTTCCTTAGTAAAATAGGGACATGCCCAGCCGTTCCAGTATTGGTCGTAATGAAAACCTTTGTAAGTTTCATCATTACCTTCAATAATAAACTCAGCTTCTATTCTATCTTTTTTGGTGAATTTCATATTTACCTCCATAAATATATTGTTCTTCTATTCTATACCCATCAATAGGATTAAGCAAGTGTTAAGTTAATCTAACAGCTCAGAACGTCGATTACTTGGCTCGTCGCCTAGTTCGTCGACCGTTGTTTAGTTGGTCGCTAGTTCGTCGATTATTTGCTTAGTTTGTCGATTTTGAGCAAAAAATAGCAAAAAATATCCCAGGATTTAACCTGGGATAGTAAACTAGTCTTTTATCGTTCTGTTAATTTTTTATTCCATAAGGAAAGCTGTAATCACTACGGGGATTAGTAATCTTTTTAGCAGTATCTTTTTTAAATACAAAATCATGCATATTTTCATCAAGGTTAAGTCTAAATTCTTCTAGCTTAGAATTTATAAAAGTATCAATTTTTTCATCATGTCGATGGGACGCAATTGAATTAACTATCCAAATTATCTTTAATTGTTGTTCAAAAGTTAATTCATCTAATCGTAACGGTATTTCTATTTTGGCTGACATTTTATACTCCTCTAGTTTCCTATTACCCAGGAACAATCCTGGGTTTCATCAAGTAACTAACTTGAATCTTCAGATAGGTTTATTGATTAGCATCTATTGATTTTTTACCCGATCCATGAGCTGGAAACGTAACAACATAATTTCTATCTTTTCTAGTGCATAATGCGCCCCTAGATCCGCCACAATTATTACAACCTATTTTACTATCTTTCATAGTTGCTGGACATTGAATAAAGGTTACATTATTTTTAACTTGTTTACCTTTGAAATTCTTTGAATGGGCAACGGTTGCAACTGGTAAAGAAAACTTTTTTCTTAATCGTATCGCATGATCCAAATTGTTAGCCGATAGATTGACGGTTAGCGAATCGGTTAAACTCATAGCAGTTAATACTTCCAGGTTATGCTTGATAATTGCCTGGTACTTGCTACGGTTGTTTTTAACTTTAATTTTTCTATCGGCTACGGTTTTACCTAACGAACTATCATTATAAAAGTCTGCTAATTCAACCGGATAGTGAGTATATAAATAGGCTTTCTTGTTTTTGGTTGCGCTAGCTAGTAGCAGTGACTTTTCAGCGTCTAGGGTGTGACCGTCGCCGACGTTTGGAAGGTCGCCGTCTACATGAATCCTTAATAATTCATTATCGGGTAAACTTCTAATGTCTTTGATATATTGTGTGAAGTCTACTCCAGTTTTAGTAGTTTTATGGTTGATAGTTTCCCCATTAGTTAACCTATTCCTCATCAACCTGGTACGATAACCGTTGGGATTATAACAACCACCGTCATTATCTTCATGTAGAATACAAGTAGTCGGGCAAGTCTTTTTATCAGCAAAAGTAGCATTAACCTTGTTTTTACTATGCTTACTATTTAATTTCTTATTGTGTGACTCTTTCACTACATGGTTATTTGTCTTTAACAGATCGTAACAATTCATATTTGCCTCCATAAATATAATATAATCATATTCTCATAAATAGAATAACTATGCAAGCATAAAAAAACCCTATCAAGTTAATGATAGGGTTTAATTAGTAACTGATTAAATTAATTTAGTGTTATAATATGAAACTTTACATTCCAGTTTTTATTATTCATGTAATGTTTAAACTTTTTTACTTCAGTTTTAATAGTAATATCAGGATTATCAGTAGTCCAATTAGGAAAAATACCCCAATAAGTCTCATGTTTAGAAATCAACTTTTTTATTGTTTTAATTCTCAAGTCTTCTTTACCAAAATGGGAAAAGTACTTTTTATCTTTTGAAGTAATTGTTAATTGTTTTCTTTTACCATTAAGGTTTACTACTGCTGTAAAAGTTGCTTTATTAGTAAAACTTCTGCTTATAGTATCATAATTATAATTTTTCTTTGAATAGGTCAGTACTTTTATTTGTTGCATAAATCCTCCAGGACTCTTTTATTTAATATCTATTATTATGCATAGTATTTAAGTTTACTCAATAGCATTTATTAGTCTAATAGGTATTTTTCTAGTATTAATAATTTTATCTATGTCTAAATTTTTTAGTCTTTTTTGTCTCCAATAAATAGCGTTATCTATGTCTTTAACGTTCCAACCGTTCGACCAGGTTAATTTATTATTATTCATTTTATACGCTCCTTAATAATATTATCGGTTGTTTATCCTGGTACTTTACACGATCGGCGACGGCGGACTATATTCTTCCATCATATGGCTAACGTAAAACCAGATAACCCTAGAGAGAAAGAAAGTAGATCAAAGTTTATAACTAACTTTATAGATCCAAACTCCCCAACATTTGGCAATCAAACCAGGAGCGCTATCTCAGCATATCCCCATATAAAGGAAAGTAGTAGCAAGACCAAAGTGTCAAGAATGTTAAATGATACTAATTCGCAACTATCTAACGAACTAAGACAGGCATTGAAAGATACGTCCTTAGAAATCAGATCGAGAGTTCAGCTATTAGCTAACATAATCAAAGCGCCCACCAGTAAAACAGTTGCTACAGATTCAGAAGGCAATACCATTTCTAGCGTTAGCAAGCATGACCCAACTATACAACTAAAAGCATTAGACATGATCAACCGACTATCGGGAGACTACGCAAAAGCAGACGCACAAGTATCATTAGTTCATGAAAGCATGAGCAGATGGCTTAAAAAGCATAGTTCACGACTACTAGATGATAGTAGTAAGTAGACACCGTTAAATCTGTAGGATTGATTGTAGGCACGCTGACAGCCCAACCAGGGCAGGTTATAGGGTGTGGGGGTTATCCTCCGCCCGCGATCGAATAGAGTCCCACTCCCACACTTACCTGGTGGATTATGGGTCTAATGCTGTATTACACTTGGGGTTATTTTTCTGCTGAGCCGAAGTAGAACCCTACTATCGTGGTGAATGCTCCTATGAGTGCGCCTAATATAAGGAGTCTTAGTTCTCTGTCTTCACCTAAAAGGACTATTACGGTAGCCGCCGAGAATAAAGTAGCGACAATAATACCTACTATCCACCTAGCCACAGGTTTCCACTTACTGGTTTCAGTCATAGTTTATTCTACTTTAAGTATTGCCCTTCATGCAATACATTTGCTAACGTAAAGGGATGGAGGAGTACATGTTGGAAAAACTATCCGGTTATGGCTTTCTATTTATGATGGCAATACAGCCTATTGCTACTGATGAACGGCTGGAGGGAACCTGGACTGCTATCCCTGAATTACAGGTAACGTGGTCTTTTTATAATATAGAGGACCCTGAACCTGATGTGTGGTGGATAAGGAAGGACGGTTTTTGGACTACCCGTATTAGAGGAGAAGAGACATCGTACCTTGAGTACGCCGCCAGAGGCGGTAGAATTCTTGCCCGTCCGGATGAAAGCTATAAATGGATTCCGTTGGGCAGATATTACATTGACCACCGTTATAGTGAAGCAGAAGACCGCATTCTCTATAAAAAGGGCTATTTGTTCGTGGATTTAGGGGTAACAGGGGTTAACCTGATAAAAATAGATGAGTAAGCTCCACGATACCCACGATCCACGCTCTTTTGTATTGCATTGTGAGCTATGTGAAAGATATGCCATTCACCGCTACCAGGGACACAACTTATGCTGGAACCATTACGAAAAAGCTATTGCCGATAAACCTGAATTACCTGCTGAACGCAGACTTATCAAGTTAGACGAGGAGACAAGATGGGGACTATAATTAAAAGGGTGTCTGTGACGCTCATAACGGCTCTCTGTGGAGCTTTGTTGGCTTTTGGGTGGTTTTATATCACTGACGTACATTTTCTTATTCCTGGGCCTTCTATAGGGCGATTACGCTACCTGTTAATCCAGGTACCGCCTTTGTGGTATTTGTGGGGTATCTCAGGCTTGTTTTTACTGTCGTTATTCGCCTATATAATAGGGAGGACGGTAAGAAACAGGGATTCCCTTAATCGGGCAATGGAAAAACTCCACTGGAAAACCAGGGATACCATTAAATGGTGGAAAGGCAGGGCAATGGAACTGGAAGGACAACTTGAAGAACGTACCGCAGAAAGAGATGCCATGAACTCAATGGCGCAGGAGTTCCATTCCCAGTTAATAGCTATTGATAAAATAAGAACCTTTAGACCAAGAAACGAAATAGTGGAACGCAAGCTGCTGGATATGAATAATGCCTAATAGAATATACCCCAAGATTAACGACCCTGACGATAAACAGGGATTTAAACACTACCGTGGCTTCTTTACCGAAGAAGAGATCAGGGAGTTTGAGGAAGCTGTAGTTGCTATCTATAAACTACAAGCAAGGAAAATAGACGTTTACCGTAGTCAGGTTGACCAGTTGGAAGACAAGGAACCGTTTGCAGTGTTCTGTGCTATTTATGAAATGATGGAAAAGGATGACAAGGAAGCGTTGTACCAGGTACAGTCCATGCTTCCCCATGTACCGCAAATACGCAAGATATTTAACGATAAGTTTCTGGACACCTGCCAGCAAGAGTTAAAATGCGCTAAGGAAAACCTGCTGGTAAACGGTCCTGCTTTATTTGTTAACCGTCCCCACACCGACAGGCTACTGTATAAGTGGCATTCAGAAGCACACTATTACCCGAAGAGAAGGAACTTTTTAAACATATGGTTTCCTGTATTTAATAAAAAAAACTACGAGAACGGCTCAATGTCTTTCAAGGCTTACAGTCACAACAGGGACTTTCCGTTTGCTGATTACAAGGGTTTTAACAAGGATAGCGAGAATAAGGCTAATCATTTTGTACAATACGAGATACCCGAATCCTTTTTAAAGAACTATATTCAGGAAGACGTTGAAGCAGACCCTACTGATCTGTTACTATTTGACAGACGTATGGTACACAGGTCAAACCAGAACCTCAGTGACGTTTATTCAGTTGCCGTGGTAGCAAGGGTATGGAACCCTGAACATGACCTGACTTTAACTGGTGCGATGGAAGCATTGCCCTATGGTGGTAATCTTGGCAGAAGTGGTTTAATAGGATAGCCAGCGTTGCTGGTGAGGGCGGTGCTAACTTAATTTTTAACAGAATCCGGTTATTATGTAGCTGAAAATGTCTTACTCAACACATAAACGTGCCGCCCTATTTTATTTATGACAACAAAAGATAAAAACAAACTAAAAGACATTCTGATTGACTTAGGATTAGATCCCAAGACTCCTGTAGACGATCTCTGGAAGAACTCAGGGGATATGATGGAAAAAGCCATGCTGTTGTGGACCAGGTGGAAGTGTCTAACCGACCTGTACTTTCTTGGATCAGAAGTGCTTGGCATGAAGGAAGCAAGGAGAAAACGTCCTGGAGGTAAGTGGTTTTATCTGTTAGACGATAAGTTTCACGGCTGGATGTGTAGCGCTTTGTCCTCCAAGGGGGATAAAATGATTATCGTTCCCCGTGGTCACCTTAAATCAGCCTGGGTAAAGGTAAAGATAGTACAGGATATCCTTAAAGACCCTAACATAAGGATAGGGTTCTATTCAGTAACCACCGGTTTGGTACAGAACCAGCTCGTATCTATTAAAAGACTGTTTCAACACCCCAACATACAGAAGCTGTTCCCTGATCAAGTACCTCTACCAGGCAAGAAAGAACAGGCATGGGTACGGTCTACTGCTGATGTACTGACAGTATGGAGAGAAAAAGGGTCACAGGTACAGGAGAACCAGATAGAGGTTTACGGTGCAGAATCAACAGTAGTAGGTAAGCACTTTGATATTCACTATTATGATGACCTTATAGATGATGATGTAGTTAGAACCGCCGAGAGATTAGCTAAAGTAAGGGAATGGTATGGGTATGTACAGGCTATTCTTGAACCAGGTGGACAGGAGATAATGACAGGTACACCTTACCATTACTCTGATCTTTATTCAAGCATAGAAAACGATGGTATTTACGATAACGTGTTTAGAAGACCTGCGGTAGAGAACGGTAAACCTGTGTATAACTACTTCACGTTAAAGATGCTGGAAAGGTTAAAGAAGAGGATGGGAAGCTATCTGTTTTCCTGTCAGTATATGGTAAACCCCACACCGGACGAAGACAAGATATTCCCTGCACCACAACCTACCTTTGTAACCCTGCCTAAAGGCGAGTATGCCTATTACATGACAGTTGACCCTGCCGGTACAGTAGGTACTCATTCAGATGAGACGGCTATAACCATAGCAGCAGTAGATAAGATAGCAAGGGTATATATCTTAGAGTCATTTGGAATGAAGAAAAAGGGTGACGACATAGCCAGAATTTTACTGGAGAAGAACGAGAAGTATAACTTTGCCAGAATAGGTATAGAGTTCGGGGTTATGGCTAACCTTCAGGTTATTATCGACATGGTAAAGAAACAATGGGAAAGAGCGCAGAATAAAGAAGTGAAGTTACCCATAGAGTCAATAAAGTTAAAATCGATTAAAGGAAGTAAGTTTGAACGGATTAATTTGACCTTGGGGTCAATGTTAAGACAAGGAAAGGTAAAGATATATCACAGTCTAACAAAGTTAATGGATCAAATGGAAATGCTTACGCCTAATTATGAAGGTAAAGACGACCTGGTTGATTCGGCAGCTATGATATTTCAACTGCCTGGTTCTATCTCGTTTAGACACTGGTCAGACCCTATATTTGGACAACCTGATGCTTTTACGGTAGAGAACCTATTTAAAAAAGAGCCTAAAAACACTTACACTGATAAGTTTGCTGTATGAAGTATTGTAAAAACTGCATCATGCCTGATACTAAGCCTGATTTAAAGTTTGAAAACGGTTTATGTTCTGCTTGCATAAATTACGCTTATAGAAGTAAGATCGACTGGAAACAAAGAGAAGAGGAGTTTCGTGAGTTATTAACCAATTCTAAAGGCAAACATACCTGTGTTGTACCAGTGAGTGGAGGCAAAGATTCACATGCACAGGTTTTAAAGGTCTTGGAAATGGGAGGTAATCCTCTGGCGGTAAACGCCAGGACATGTCATTTATCCGGCATAGGTAGGGAGAACCTCGATAACATAGCAAATCTTGGGGTAGATTTAATAGAGATACAGCCTAACCTGAAAATAAGAAGAGAGTTAAATAAACTCTGTTTGGAAACTGTAGGTGACATATCATGGGCAGAACATGTATCCATTTTTACCATTCCAGTTAAGGTTGCTATTGATTATGAGATACCTCTGATACTTTGGGGGGAGAATCCACAAAATGAATACGGCGGACCAAACCAAGAAAGTAACGGTTCACGAATGCTTGATAGAAGTTGGCTTGAAGAATTCGGGGGATTGCTGGGACTTCGTGTCACCGATCTTCCGTTTAGCAGCGAAGACATCCAGCTCTATCAATATCCAGAACAAGTGTCTGGAATCACAGGGGTCTTTATGGGTTATTACTTTCCGTGGGACGGACATGAGAACGCTATTAAAGCTCGTGACCACGGTTTCAAGTATTTTAGTAGAGAAGTGCAGTCAAGCGGTTTCCCTTATGAAAACCTCGATAACTACCAAACAGGTATCCACGACTTCTTTAAATTCCTTAAATACGGGTTTGGCAGAGCAACCGACATGTCCTGCTCCCTCATCAGAAGAGGAATAATAACAAGGGAAGAAGGAAAGAAACATGCACTGCAATGGGACGGCAAGTTTCCCTGGTTGTATCTGGATAAATCTTTAGAAGAAATACTGGAACCGTTAAATATAAGCATAGAAAGGTTCAAAGAACTATGCGAGATGTTTACCAATAGGGATATTATAAAAGGATCAATACTAGATCCGAGAGTAGAGCATAAAGAAGAATAGTGGGATTAGCAAAAAGAGTTATTCCTACTTTACTTATTGACCGTGGTAACTTGGTAAAAGGTAAACAGTTTGAAGGCTGGAGAGTAGTAGGAAACCCTATACAGGCAGCAAGTGTACACAATATCAGACAGGTTGATGAAATGGTGGTGTTTGATATAACGGCAAAAAAAGAAAACAGACCTCCCGATTATGATACTATTGCTAAAATAGCAAAGGTAAACTTTGTTCCTTTAACAGTAGGTGGTAATATTTGCAATAAAGAAACAGCAATTACTCTTGTAAAAGAATGCGGTGCTGATAAAATAGCTTTAGGTTCTAACGCTTTAAGTATACCAGGATTGACCAAAGAGATAAGTGAAGCTATAGGATGTCAATCAGTAGTAGCGGTATTGTCAAGGAATCGGGAGTTTAAACGCTTATCTTATATAGGAGAAGTTATAATTCAGGCAGTAGAAAGAGACGGTATGTTTAAAGGTTATGACATAGAATCGATTAAAAGCGCAGTGAAAGAACTTAATGTGCCAATAGTTGCTTCTTCCGGATGTGGAACTTACGAAGATATGCACTTGGCACTAAGCGCTGGAGCATCCGGTGTAGCTGCAGGTGCTTTATGGCAGTTTACCCAGAGTACGCCTAAAGAGGCAAAAGAATACTTAGAGGAGAAAGGATGGGAAGTAAGGCTTTAGAGAAGATATGGGCAGGGGAGTTTGGTAACAAGTACACCAAAAGGAACTTACAGGAATCCGAGGACAGGAAACTATGGTGGGATAAGTTTTTGGATCACTGGAAGCCGGATAACGTATTAGAAGCAGGTTGTAATGCTGGGTTAAATTTAAGGTATGTTGCAGAAAAAGTCCCCTGTTGGGGAGTAGACATAAACAAGAGTTCGTTAAGAAGGGCTAAAAAAAACTGTCCAAAAGCATCGGTAAAGTTTGGGTCTATATATGAACTTCCTTTTACAGACGGTCAGTTTTCCCTGGTATTTACTTCAGGGGTATTGATTCACCAGCATCCCAAACAGGTTAAGAGCGCTATGAAAGAAATAGTTAGATGTTCTAACGATAAGGTTCTTTGCATGGAGTACTGTTCTCCTCAATTTGAAGAGAAAGCATATCGGGGAGAAAAAGGAATGCTATGGACAGGTCCCTACATGGAACTTTACGAAGATTTAAGGTTAGAACCAATAGACAGCGGTTACATTCATACTGAAGGCTGGGACGATGTAACGTGGGGGTTGTTTGAATGCCCAAATTTGAACCAAGAGTAGCAGCTATAATACAGGCAAGGTTAGGTTCTAAACGACTTCCTGGTAAGGTGCTAAAACCAATAGGTCCGAAAACTATGCTACAATGGGTTATTGACCGAACATGGTTAGCTCAGGGAGTAGACTGTATTGTAGTGGCTACTCCAGATAAGAGGATAGCTGACTTTGTAGACAGTACCTATAATAACGTACCTATTTGGTCATACTGGCATCGTAGCGGTGACGAAGACGATGTTTTAACCAGATACCTTCATGCAGTCAACTTTTGCGGTGCTGAAGTAATAATAAGAATTACTGCCGATTGTCCGTTAATAGACCCTGAAATCATAGAATCTGCCATGTCCGCTATAGGCAGTCACGATATTTGTAGTAACGTACAATACCGTACTTTCCCTAAAGGGACAGATGTAGAAGTTATGCAATATGACACATTATTAAGGTTAAACAGGCTAACTGATAGTGGCAGAGAACATGTTACGACCTTTATATATGAGAACCCAGGGTTATTCGATCACGAGGTCATTTTACAGAAAGATGACGTTAGCTTCATGGACTGGTCTGTAGACACCCAAACCGACCTTGACAGGGTACGCATGATGTATAAATTGTTTAATTGGGAAGTAGTATCCCACAAAGAACTTACGGAGAGTTTATTAAACAATGGCTTACGGAACACCTTCATATCTGAGCGCACCGAATAAGAAATACGGCAACCCTCACAACACCGAGTATATGAACACCAAAACCGGACCTGGTAGTTCAAATAAATACATGAATACAAAACCTGGTGGGTCAATAGCTAAGACCTACATGAAAACTCCTACAGGGAATGATGCGTCTCAATACCTAAAGGCTGCATCAGCTAAAAACATGGGTTACGGGAAAGTAGCCCGTGGCATGAAAAAGAAAGAAATGGGAATGTACTAATTGAATATATGGGAACTGTTACTAGAGTCAGGCGCACCTCCAGAGGCAATTCACCGGCTTATGAGCCAAAGCAAGGCAAAGAATCCCCTAATATCTTCAAGACCAGGAATGAGAGGCAACACAAATGCCCTTAGTGGAAGCCCAGTGCAAGGACCACGGAGCTTACGAGGCGTTAGTCCTCCGCAGAGATCAAGCCGTTTGTCCTACATGCGGTAAGGAAGGGAAGACGGTGTTTAATGCTCCTGCTACATATAGAATGGATTTTAGATCAGGATGGAGTCCTGGAGCAGGTAAGTACTTTGACACTAAAGGTCAACGTGAAACGTGGTTAAGAGAGTCTGGTTCGAGAAGGATTAAAGATTAATGGCTGAAAACGTTCTTAAAAGACTGCTTGGGCGCATAGATGAGAAGTCAGACATTAACATAAAACAACTTAGACAGGAAGTGGACGGATGCTTTAATTCCACCAAATCAACCCGTGAAGAAATGACCCGATACTTGAAACGTTACAAAGGAGAGTGGTGGAACCTTGACGGAGAAGGCAAACTAAGAAACTCGGATTCTACTGTAGCCTTGAATTTAGTGCATTCTACAGTAAGTACTATAGCTCCTTTACTAACCGACAATAAGCCACAGTGGTCAGTCAGGGCGAGAGTTCCTTATATGCAGAGGTATATAGAGGCTCTTAGCCTTAAACTTGACTATGACTGGGACGTACTCGACATGGACGATGTGGTGTTACGGTGGGTAATGGACGCTCTTATTATGAAGATAGGCATAGTTAAGTGCTTATATGACGAGGAAGAGCAGGAAGACATCGTTGAAAACGTAGACCCAAGAACCTTTTTTATAGCTCGTGGTTTTGACCGTTTATGGAAAGCACCTATGTGTGGAACCAGAACACGCAGGTCTTTGGCTTACATAAGGATGAACTGGCCCGAAAAAGGCAAAGACGTAAAAGCTGACGCACTTGACGACGAGTGGCACATGATGGTGAACGACACCGGAGAGAAAGAAGCCTACGAAGATTCCGATGCTCAGTCAGCAACACTCTACGAAGTATGGTTAAAAGACGATGAAATGGAAGACTACTACGTTAACGAAAAAGGAGACGAAGTAGAGAAAAAAGAGGAAAACGCAGAAAAGAAAAGCAGAAAAAAATACCCTTACGGAAGGTTCGTTATTTTTACTGAAGGAGTATTATTAGAAGATAAACCATCGGTATATACTCACGGAAAACCGCCTTATGTAGAACTTTATGACTACCTCGTACCTCACGAATTCTTTGGAATGGGCGAAGTAGACCAGATAGAAGAAATGAACAAAGCAGTAAATCGGTCTATGCAACTTATGGATCAGTGGCAAAGATATTACTGCGATCCTCCCTGGTTACTGGATAGTAACGCTGGGTTAGAAGTAGAAACAGTAAAGACAGAACTGCGTAGTGGCGGTGGCATATTCACCTACAACGCCTTATCCAACTCATCACGACCTCCTCTGGAAAAGGCACCTACGCAACCTCTTGACCAAACGGTCTACAATTATCTCAACTTTTTGATGCAAGCTATTGAAGAGTCATCAGGTCAGGCTGATATAACCAAGGGACGGACATCAAAAAGCCAGCGTCAATCAGCAACGGAAATTTCTACTCTTATAGAAAGTGCTTATACCAGAACACGCCAAAGGGTACGAAACTTGGAAAACTCTATAGGCAGACTACAATGGTTGCGGTTGCACAATATGCAACAGTTCTATATAGATACCAAACACTTTTCTTTAGTTGAAGACGGAGAGATATCTTATTACACAGTAAGCAATAACGCTGGGTGGGTAAGAGAGGCTCTACAACCTACAGAACAGGAAATGGAACAGGAAAACAGTCAGGTAGTACAGGATTACAATGCTTTCCTTACTAAGTATGGAGGGTTACAGGAAGTTGATCCCGTGTATGCTTCTTTCGATTTAGAAATACAGACCAACTCAACCCTACCTATGGATAAACAATCGCTGGCTAACTTATTGTTAAGGTTACTGGAAATGGCTAATGCCAGCCCTGCAACCAGTGTTCCAATATGGGAAGCAGTTCTTAACCAACTCAGGATACCTAAATATAAAAACATTATTCAGGAAATAAAGAAACGAGCCGATGCGGAAAACCAACAACCGCAACAATCGGAACAGCAACAAGCAGGAGCAGGTCTACCTGGAATGCTTGAAGTCGTAGGAGGACAAGAAAATGTCAGACCCAATGCGTAGACCAATGCCTTCACCAGGGGGTGCTTCTCCTATGGGGAGAACTCAGATGCCTTCACCTGGAGGGTCAGGAATGCAGTCGGCAACAAGAGCGACTGAATCTCCTTTAAACCCCACAGACATGATGTTTCGGCAAAGTCAGGGAAGAGGAGTGGGACCAGATACAACCATACGTCAGTTTTTACAGAGTTATGGTGTAGATGTAGACGGACCAGTTACTCAGTTAACTAAATTAGCACAAAATGCATCTCCGCAAGGAAAGATGCAAAGTATGGCAGGAATGTCAGGTGGAAGACCGGCTCCACAAAGACCAATGGGACAAAGTCCTATGGGACAAAGACCGGCAGGTGCAGGAGCGACTCCAGGGAGAGCAGCGCAACCAGCACCTCAAGATTTATCATCACTACTACGGAGGTAGTTTAAACAATGGCAGACGCTTCAACTCCAGTGGAACCCCTAGAGGGTCAGCCCATAGCGGAGCAGGGAAGTCCTGACGCAGGGCAGCCAGAACCGTTTTTTAGTTACTCATATTTAGACGGTAAGGTTGATCGATTTGACTCCAAAGAGGATTTGGAACGTGCTTGGCGTGATTCTCATTTTCGTGAAGCTGACTACACCAGAAAGACCCAAAAACTTTCTGATGAAAGGAAAGCGTTTGATAGCGAAAGAGAAAAACATCAGGGAGAGATGAAGGCTTTCTTAGATACCAAGAAACGTTATGACGACATGGATGCTGCCTATAGGGGTTTGTCACCGCAAGCTCAGGCGCAACTTGCCCAATTAACACAGGAACCGGTAGGTCCTAACGACTTACTGGATAGATCTAGAGAGCATACTAATTCTGCTGTAGATGAAATTCGTGCTGAACTACAGTCTTTCAAAGATGAAAGGGCAACAGAACAACGTGAAAAATATCTCAACGATCTTATGGGACAAATGCAGTCAAGGTATGAAGACTTTGACCAGGACAATGCCCTTGAGATGCTTGATGCGCTCGGTGACGGCAATCCCGAACCTCTACTGGAAATGGTGTATTGGGCTATGCGAGGCAAGAACAGCGGTGCTGTTCAGGATTCTTCGCCGCCAATAGGACCGGCTATGCAAAAGGCAGCAAGACTGCCAAGAGCAAGTGGCGGTAAACCTAAAACAGACAGTGGTCGTAAATACGCCAGTATAGACGAGGCAGCAGACGCAGCAATGCAGGAGTATGCAGGTGTAAAGCTGCCCAACTAGGGGCTAAAAAGTGGCATTAGGAATTGACGAGGCTAATACCGTCTCGGATAAATTTTACGACAAAACCATCACTCAGCAGGTGTACGAGAAATCACCGCTGTTTTATAAACTGAAACAAGAGAAGAAAGTACGCTGGGACGGTGGTACACAAATACAATTTGCTATCCGATATAATACTTTGGATTCAGCAATCAACGTAAACCCAAGAGAACAGATTGAGTTCGGACAGAAAGAAACCCGAACCGGTGGTGTTCTTGACTACAAATTTACTGTAGCAGATGCGATGATTTCGTGGGATGAACGTGTTAAAAACACTGGTAAACCACAGATTATCAACCTCCTTCGAGAGAAAACGGACGAACTTCAGCAGGACATGTTTAACAAGTTCCAGGCAGACCTCTACAATACTACCCAGTCTTCCAAGGCTTTCAGTGGTTTGGACGAGATCGTTGACGCAGGGGACAGTTATGCAGGAATAGCTGTTGCAGATGCCTCTGAATGGGCTGCTATAGAGAATACTTCAGCTACTGAATTATATCTTTATGGTGACTCCAATTCACTATCACATCAGATTAATTTAGCGACCTTCGGTCCTGATAAACCTGATTTGATTGTTACTTCCAGAGACCTTTACAACAAGGCTGAGTCTTTGATTCAACCCCAGGAAAGGTTCGAGGATACCATGATGGCTGACGCTGGTTTTACCACGGTTAAATTCCACGGTATACCTATCGTTGGTGATTACGCTCTCGATGCAAGCACCGCTGGTAGTGGTACTTACATGTACGGACTATGTTGCAAATACTTTGAATTCAGATGTCATCCTGACTATGACTTCAAGACAACTCCGTGGAAGGAACTGTTTCAAGCTGGATACATCAATGCGATGGCTAAAGCGGTTTCGTGGGCTGGCAATATTGTATGTAAGATGAGAAAAGTAAACTTTAAGTATACTGCTCTCGATTACACAAACTAGGAGAAAATAAGTGGCTTTTAATACTGAAAGAGGTTCCTTTGGCGGAACCATAATGCCTCGTGTTGACTCAAACGGGAAAACATGGTTAAAGGCAAAAGCTCATGGAGACTTAACGGCAGGTACTATCTATGCCATTAGAGGTGGAGCAAGCGGGTTACTAACCCTTGCGGTAGCCGACAGTGGATTTGGTTCAGAAACTGCTGCTGCTCATGGGAATTATTATATTGGCGTACCTGATGACGCTGTTGCTTCAGGAACATTCGGGTGGTTGCAAGTTGGAGGTAATGCAGATTCTGTAACAACAACAAGCACTACTGGAACCGCAGGTATGACCTTTCAATGGAAGGATGCTACAATAGTTGGTTCAGGAGCTTCTGACACGGCTTATGTTGCGGATTTTGCAGTATGCAGAACCTCGGCAAGTGCTTCAACTTCCCACGATTTGTTTTTATTAGGTCGCAAAGTTTGCGGAATAACATAGGAGTAATAATATGGCTGTTACAGTAACATATGCAGCAAGACTCCAGAACAATTTAAACGTTAATTCCCACGCTGCAAGGGACACCAAGTTTGCTTTTGGGTCTTTGGCTTTTCAAACTACTTATCCGGCTACTCCGGGTGGCATTACGCTTACCTTTTCTGGCTTCAGGAATGTGAGTGGTGTAATGATACCTCCGGCTTCCGGGTTTATATTTGAATACCGACCTGCAAGCGAAGTGGTGGTAATAAGGGGAAATATTGGTTCAGCAACCTCAACAGCGCAACTGTTGGGAGAAATACCTAGTCAAACCCAGATAGGTAGCTGGACAGCATTGCCGTTTATAGCGTGGGGTAATTAAATGTCTGGGGAAGCCAACAGAGGCGCACCCCTAAGTACAAGAGTCAGTATAACTGCTACTGGCTCTGTACAGATTTTTGCTTCGGCTGCTTCAACTAAGTGGTTTCTAACCAAGGGATTCATAGCTTGGAGTAACGCTACCGAGAGCGCTACCATAGACGTAATGGAAGGTTCTGCAAGTATCTTCCGGTTTATGGTCCGTGCTACAGGCGGTTTTGAACAGTTCAGTCTTGGGGAAAGAGGTCTAAGAGCTTCCGACTCCAATACGAGTTTGAGACTTAACCTGGATAAAGAAGGGACTGTTACCGGAATTTTTGTCGGCTACAGACGAGGTGAAAGGGCTGTATAATGCCTGTACCCAAGGGGGTGCCTAAAGGCAAATACGATAGATGTATAGACAAAGTGAACGCAGCACAGCAGACGGTTAATTCCTATGCTGTCTGTGCTGCCTCGCTAAAAAAGAAACATAGGAAGAAGAATGGCGATTGACCCAGGAACCCCAACTATCCAGCCAACTAAAACTTATCCTGAAGGAAAGTTCGATATAGTTTTTTCTTCTCATGTTCTTAACGTGATACCAGAAAAAGCGATAAGGGACGAATTTGTTCAGAAGGCGTGGGACAAAGTAGCTGTTGGGGGTCATTTAGTTGTTGCCGTAAGAGATGACAAATCGTCCCTTCAGGGAGCTACTAAAACAAAAAAAACTTGGCAAGGATACATAGACTTTTTAGGACCGCAAAAAAATATTACAAATCCAGAAGTTGCTCGATGGAAGCATTTAGATGAAAGTAAAGGAAATTGGCGAATGGTTTACGTTGTCAAGGAAAACGAAAACCAGTTAGCTCCAATTAGCGGTGAAGCCACTGTTTGGCACAACAAAAATCTTATACCAGTTGACGAACACGGTAAAAGCATAAGAAAAGACGATTTTAACGTAGAAGAAATAATAGAAAATGTAGGAAGAACAAGCAGGAGGAACCAACCAAATTCACCAGCAAATGCTTTATCAGGTATTATAAATGACAAAAAATTTGGCGAAGTAAACAGCTTGTTAGATACTGGAGCAGGTTTTAATGCAAGTGGTGCCAATGCTTTTCGTGAAAAAACAGATATACCAATAATACACGCTCAAGATATCTCTGCAAAAGACGTAGGAAAGCAAGTTTCAACAAAAAATTATGTAGAACTGAGCTATATAGGAAAGTTAGGAAGCCAAGCAATAGATGCATACGAAAAACTAAAAGAACAAAATCCCTCTCTGGCGGAAAATGTAAAAGTAGTTGATTACGACACCCTTACCGGGAAGACTCATTTTTCTACTGTTCCTACTTTTGATAAAGAGGCTTTTCCCAAAATAGAAACAAGCATAACTTACAACCCTGAATTGGGGACTTTTAGCGAAAGAGGGTCAGGTCAACTATTACACAGAGTAGCAGAAATGGTTGGGGAAGATTACGATAAATTTGATTTAGGAAAACGAAGAGAAGAACAAGAAGATCTTGACATAAAAATAGAAGAATACAATAAACAAAACCCGGATAACCCCATAAGACCTCAACAGTTAGGAGGCACAAAATCTTTTGCAAGCATAATGGAAAGGTTAAAAGAAGTTATAGAAAACATTTCAGAAGCTACGGGCTATTGGGAAGACGTTCCAGAACACGAAAAAATGATCGATTCACCTAGCGAAACTGAACCGTTAATTAACCCTGATCTATATACGCCTCCTGAACCATTGGTTCATCCCGACCTGTATAAACCTCGTGAACCATTGATTCATCCTGAAACAAAAAACCCCACAGGTCCCTATATTAATGTTGGTTCAAAGTTAAAACAGGGAATTGGTTCATGGTTACCTTTTCCAGGTCAGGGAACAGTTGCAGCAGCAGCCTTGAGAGCAATTAGGAGTAATAACAAATGACGCTATCAGCCCAAACTACCAGAGTAAAAAGACTCGCAAGAGTTTCATCTAATTCGGTGACGGTCACGAATACCGATGATGTCGTCATGGATTATATTAATGAAGGGGTAAGGGAATTCTGCAAGATCGCTAATGGTGTTCCTGGAGAAGACTATCTTACCGTTGCTCCAGTGTTTGATTCACGAACCAACTGGGCAATACGAATAACCACATCAGGTGGAACTGCTAATTTAGCAGCTACAGATGTAGCTATAACCACAAATAACAGAACCAACGTAGCAGGAGCGACTATAGCAGGAGACTTGCAAGACACTTTAAGCTCAGCTATAGGAGGAAGTGCCGACAGTAGTACGGTTTCATTTACTACGTCTGGTGACAACTTGTGGACGTTTCTCATAACTCCAAGAGGTTCACCTACTTCTATTACCATAGAAGCACCGCAAGATAAACAATATGTAGACGCAAGGGCGATTCTATTTGGAAGTGCAGACGCAACCCAAACAGGAGGAACGTGGCGATCAGGTATAGGACAGGACGCTATAGTAGAGACAGCACTTCCTTCTACCTTTTTAGAGATGGAGTTCGTGGAATGGGGACAGTATCGGTTAAGACGAGCGCCTTATGAACTCTTTATATCCCCTGAATCATCAGGGCGACCATCATATTATGCAATCAAAAACGACAGGATAAGAGTATACCCTTCACCAACCACACAGGAACTGTTCCATATAAGGTACAAACAGGCATTTGCTGATCTGGCAACCAACGGTGATGACAATAGTACTACTTGTCCATTACCAGCGAATGAGCATATGGCTCCTGTGTATTACGGTGTGTCAAAACTCATGGAAGAAAAACAGCAATTTGATGAAGCAAGAAACCTGTATGGCGAGTTTTACCGTATGGCTGTAGCCTACAAGGTAAGGGAGAGCAATCAAAACCCGACTCTGTTTCCTTCTTATCGGGTATTTCAGCCACCTAATGTCAACGTAGACCAGACAGGAGGCATTTAGTGGCAGCCACCGTTTTTAACTTCAAAGATTTCCGAGGGGGTTTCTTTGATACCTCGTACCCTAATGAGTTAATGAAAGACAACGAATGCTACCAGTTAGAGAACGTCTGGTGGAATGGTGGTCTAAAGAAAAGGGGTGGAGTACAAAAGACGGTAACCTTTACCAGTTCTTTAAGAGGAGCGGTAAGGCATAAGATAGGTGCGACCTGGTATACCTTTGTAGCAATAGAAGGAAACGGTAGCACACACATGTTTTACAACAAAACTGGTGCAACGGATTACTCGACTATAACTAAACTGGATGATAACGGATCAGTCACTACTCTGGCTTTCACGGCAAGTGCATCTTTTTCCTTTGCCAGAATCCACGAACAGATAGTGGCTGTTAACGGGGTGGACAAAGAACACCTTATCTTCCCTACGGTATCCACGGTTTACGGACAAACCTTAGAGAAGTATGACACCAGATACAGGAACGACAAAGACTGGTATGCAGGACAATTAACAGGGTCGGCAGGGACGTATACAAACGATACTACTGATGCCCAGAATTCTACTACGGCAAACTTTCAAATTACCAGTAATACCAATTCAGGAATGTGGATAGCGGCTGACCTTACTTATAATAAGTTTGTGGTAAAAACGTCAGTGGCAAATTCAGATGCTTCGTTTACTTTTCAGTATTACGGCAAGGCTTCATCGGCGGCAAGTTTAACGTGGAACACTGCTACTCCTATAGCTACAGCAACATGGACGGTAGCCTCTAATAAAGTAGTAGAGTTTAACGTTCCAGTTGACCCAAACACCAGGGAGCTTTTATTTCAGCCACTAGGTAAGGCAGAAGCAGACGCTGCAACGGCTAATTTTCCTTCAGTAATGAAAGGAAGATTCTGTACCAGAATGATATCCAACCATGTAAATGGTGGATCTTTAAATTCTCAAGGGTTAGAACTGCAACATACCCAATACCTGTCACAGTTAAATGTTAACTACAAAGCATCTAAAGTAGCACATCACAGAAACCATGTAATTCTTGGGTATGACAACTGGTTCAGGATGTCACCTATAGTACTTCCAGCAGCAGCAGGTGCCGTAGGAGAACAAACGGTTAAAGGATGGAGAGGAAGTGACCTTTTTGGTGCGGATGACGGCGGTGGTAACATACAGGCTTTCGTTCCCCACCTTGATTACTTAGCTGTACTCACAGAAGGCAGGATATATGGGTTAAAAGGCAATTCTTTTGCTAATTATGACCTAAAACCACTGTCTCCAGACCTTATTGGACCTATTAGTGGCAAATCAGCAACTGTGGTAAAAAGCAGGATATACTTTGTAGCAAGAGACGGAGTTTACACATTTGACGGCACAAACCTGGCAAAAGTATCCAGTCATATAGAAGAAACCGTTAATGCGCTGACATTAACTGACGCAGTAAGTACCGAGTATCTTGGTAGATTGTGGATAAGTTTCCCTTCCAACAGCGTTACTTTAGTTGCTGACCCTGACACGATAAGACAGGATGAAGACGGTGATTTCAGGTTAAGTTTCTACAAACACACAGGATTTAGAGTAGATCAGTTCCTTGACTTTCGTGGTACTGGCGATACCGGTGCTATGCAAACAATGGATCACAACAAGAACTTTATGTTGCGGATGAATACCGGCGAGAAAGACATAGCTACAACCTCGGTTACTATTACCGCCAAGTTCCAGTCAAAGTATCACGACTTCGGCAACCAGTTAACCGACAAGGCTTACGAGATGTTTAAACCTTTGGTAGGTGATGTATCACAAACCCAGGGAGTAAACTATACCTTAAAATTTTACACCAGAAGCAGATATGGTTTTGCTTCAAGCTCCGCTGTTTTGACGGCTTCCGTATCCAGCGGTATCCATACCGAGGACTTAACTATACCTCCTGATCAGGACGGAAAAAACCTCGGTGTATATATGGAACATGATTATAAAACAGAAGCTAAATTTATCGGCTATTCCGTAGCCGTAGAGGAGAAACCATTCTAATGGCTATATCAACAGGAGCAGGTATTACTGGTACAGTAGGATCAGGTGGTGCGGTAGGGTCAGGTCGTTCTATATATGACGAAGACTACCAAAAACAAAAAGCTAAAAAAGAGGCAGCAGCTAGAGCTGCAAGAGAATTAGCTGAAAAACAAGCAAGGTTAAAAGAACAAAACTTAGCAATAATTAACAATACTGATGAACAAACCGCCGATCCTCCTATGGTTGACGCTCCTGAAGTTACTGCACAGCAACCGGAAGTTCCACAGACTGAAGAGACAGCAATAAATTGGGAGACTATGCCCGATTTACAACCGACCCTTGATCTTGCCAAACAACAGGCGAACATAGCCAAAGACCAGGCAAGGAAGACCGGCGACAGGTATATGTGGGATTTATATTCCCTTCTTTATGAGCCTATAATATACTCAGAAGGAACTCCTGAAGCACATACAGCTACTGATACTTACGCTTACCTGACTGGCTACAACGAAGCAGGTGAGCCTCAATACGAGTACATAGAAAGGACTAGATACGCAGACCCTGAACGTGGCATTGAAAGAACACTAACAGAAATAGAAAGACCTGATTTTGGTGAGTATGGACCATCATCAGACACAAACACGGGACCGTTAGGTGGACTCTACGATGCAATACAAAGAATGCAAGCAGGTCCAGACACAGCATCAGCTTTTAGTCACGCTGCCACGCTAATGGGTTTTGAAGATAACGCTGATGGGACAGCAGAAGAACAGTATAGAAGCTGGATAGAAGAAGGCAGAAACACAGCATTAGAAGACATGGAAGGTCTTGGCGAGGAAGAATGGGATCGCATGGAGAGGCTGGTATACTCAGGATATACCGCTGACAGGGACACGGCTAACAGGCAAGTAGAAAACATGTATTCGCAGACTGGTTCTTATATGAGGGCATTACAAATGTCTGATGAAGCTGCGAGAAGTATCAGGGACAGCAGATTACAGGGCGAAGTGATGATGATGAATCAGGACTTTGAACGTAAACTCATGCAGTTTGAAGCCAAGAAAGATCAGTTCTTTCCTTTGTTTCAAGAAGGGCAAGCTAGCGCACAGGACTTCCTGGCTAACGCATCACGGATGATGCAACTAGAAGTACAGGCGTATACCCAGGCTGTTGGCATGATGCAGTTGGAGTATGAAAACGAAGTAGGCGCATTACAGCAAAGCATAGAAAACATTACCAAGGCAGCGATGCTGTCTATTGGATTTGACGAACATGCTTATAATAGTTGGATGGCAGAGTATTCCACTACGGTGCAACCTGCTTTAGATGCTTTTGAAGTATGGCTACAACAAGAGCAATTAAGAATGGGTCAACAGGCACTAGACGATGCCAGCGAACCAAGCGATGCTGAAAACGCCGCAGCTTTTGGTTCGGTCTTTCAAGGAATAGCAGCAGCTTTAGCGGCGGTTAACACCATATTTAATCCAACAGGGTGGCTCGGAAGCGTAGGCGCAACAATCTTAGCTGGACTTGGTGGACAAAAGTAAGGAGATATAAACATGGCAATGCCTCAATTTAACTTAGGACAGAGATGGGCGAACATAAGTAAGACAGTAGGCGACATAGCCCAAATGAAAAAGAGCGCCGCTGAAAGAAAAAGAGCGGAAAGATTTCAGGGACAACAGATGTTGCAAGGCACCCTCAAAGACGTTACCGGTTACTTTACCGGATTAGAAAAAGAAAAAACCAGACAACGTGAACGACAAGAAGACATAGACAGGGAACAGGAACAGTTTGAATGGGAAAAACATATAGATGCCAGGGATTTTGCCGACAAGCAATGGCAAAGAAAAGTAGAGCAGGGAGAAAGAAACCTTGACCGCTATATTGCTCAAAGAGACAGGGCAGAAGAAATAGAACTACAAACAAAACAGTTTGAAATTCAAAGCGACCAATGGGAAAAAGAGTTTTCAAACACAGTAAACCAGCAAAACCTTGCAGCGTTGCGTTTACACAGAAAGGATGAGCAAGACAGAATAAACCGAGCAATTGACCGGCAAAGGGAAATAGCAAGACAGGCGCAATTAGACAGACAATGGAAAGAAAGTCAAGAAGCTATCAACGAAAGTAACAGGTTAGAACGACTATCCATAGACATGGAACTTGCTGAACAAACACAAGAGTTAAGAGCTAATGTTATTGAAGATATAAGCGATATGTTTCCTGCGTCAGTTTTAACCCAAGAAAACATAGAAGATAGTATTGCTTCTGCCAGCGCACTTATTAGTTCTAATACGTTTAACGAAGATGACGAAAACGAAAACAAAAGAATAACAGATAGTTTAATAGCAGCAACAGAATTGATGCTCAGAGGAAGATTAGAAGCAATACAAAACGAAGACGCAATGAAAAACGCAGCTCTTGGGGACCCTAAATTTATAGCAAGCGCAACGGAAGCCTACAAAGGCATAAGATTAATGGCAGAAGGCAACATGAATATCCAAACAGACGCTAAAGGCAATGTAATATGGGGAGAAAAAGAACAAAACGAATTAAATAAAAGAGTAACAGACATCATAAATACATTAAGAGAATCCGGCATTTACCCCGAAATAACAATAACGTCATTAGAAGCGTTTCACGGAAATTCGCTAAACAAAAAACCTTCGGCTTTGGTACAAACAAGTATAATAGAAACGCCTATAGCTTTAAATCCTGGAGCCGAAGGAGACCCTAACGTTCCCGTTAACCAAGGACAAAGCGCAGACGATGACGCTTACCGTGCTCCAGCACCTATTCCAGAAGATTACGTCTGGAGCCGTGACCCTAAAAGCAAAATAATGCCAGAAAGATGGATGTTTAACACTCAAAAAGAGTACGATCAAGCCTTGGCGTATTGGCAGGGTAATCAGGGCGAGAGGCTAATGTCCGGAGTTGGAGAATGGGCGAGAAAAATCGGAGGCGGTCTTCCTAGGAGAAGAAAGTTTTAATAATTTAAAAAACTATGTCTGACTTTTCACGAAGACCCACAAGACCGAGAAGACCCACGAGACCAAGAAGACCAAGAAGACCAGGGAGCCAGTTAACTCCTTACCAACAACAACTTGTTCCTTATATACAACAAGTAAAGGGAGAAGAGGAAGAAGAAAAAAGAAGGATAAGACCTGTTGCTGGATTTTTTGATTTACTGCAAAGAGGTCAATACTTCACTGCCAACATAGCTAAAGAAATAACCGATTCAATAAGAACAGGAGAGTCTCTGTCGCAGGGTGCTAAAGATGCAGCCCTGGGTGCGTTGCGAGGGTTGACTGGAAAGCAAAAGGGTACTTGGCAGGATGTCTTCTTCGGTGAAGGCGGTTGGATGGGTGAAGTACCTGAAGATGAAAGGAAGTTTGGACACAAGGTAGCAGGTTTTGCCGCTGATGTATTACTAGATCCATTAACTTATCTAACCCTTGGAACAGGTGCTGCTGCTAAGTCAGCGGCAAGTGTGTTTGCAAGGACAGTGCTATCGGAAACTATGCAGAAAACAGCCAAGGAAGCAGGAGCTAAATTCCTTCAGAACAT